GATGCAAGTCCTCTCTATGATGGTGATGATGCCAAATTGGAAGAATTGTGGAAGAAAGAGTTTTCTCTCAAAGAGTTTACTGCACCATCACAATTCAAACCTTATGAGCAGTTGAAAGGTCGTTTGGACAAAGTTCTAGGTGCACCAGTAGCATCTAGTAAGGCAGAATCTGCTGATATTAGTCCATTCAAGTCGGAAGATGCTAAGAGCATTCCTTCTGCAAAGGCACCTTCATTAGCTGAAGATGATGATTTAGATTATTTTAAATCGTTAGCTGACGCTGAGTAAAAGTCCCATGCAAATGCGCTAGACCCCGCTTCGGCGGGGTTTTTTACGTGGCTCTTGCTAATAAGGCACTATTTGTAGAATTATTATCTTTAGGTGCACCAGCCAATTGAGTATTGGTTGATTTATTATTATTAATTGTGGTATTCTTAACAATAATTGGTGTTGATGGTTTACCTTGTTGCCTTTGGCCAACAGCAACATCATTAGACGCTTGAGAAACGGCTGCTCCTGAAGTTGGTGCAGGAGCTTCAGCAGTTAATTTGGTATCTTTTGTTCCTTTACTAGCATCAACAGCTTGACCATCTTTATTGGCAACAATTGGAGCATCTCCTGTGCCAACAAGGCCAGTAGGTTGAATATGCCAATCTTCATTTGGTACAGGTCTAGTTAAACCAAATTTCTCCAACCATCCAGTTGAAGCGGTTCTTGTTCCTGCTAATTCATTTAAGAAACCCATTGGACTACCTGTGCCTTTTGGCCCAGCAGTCGGTGCAATATCAATTGCTAATTCTTTTTCGTGGAAACTTCTACCCGGCTTAGCAGCTCGAGGCGAACCATACTTAGCATATAGTTTAGCTTGTTCTTCTGTGCTTCTATAACCAGATGTAACAATTAATTTCTTACCTGTTTTCTCTTTGAAGTCCGCAGCCATAGCGGCTAAGCGTTTTTCAAATTCCGAATTAAATTTCATCTCTACACCAGAAGAAACACTAACCACGGAACTCAAAGATGATGGTGCAGCTGGTGCTTGAGCAGTTGGTCCCGAAGGTTTTGGTGTAGGTGCAGCCATTGGCGCCGGCGCTGTTGGTGCAGCTGCAGGCGCTTCAGTTACCATATTTGTTTTTGCACCACTTTCAGTTGTTACTGGTGTTTGTGTTGGCGTAGGACTTGGTGCTGGTGCTGGTTGTTCTTGTTTTTGAACTGGTGCTTGTGGCGCTGGTTGTTCTGGTTGTTTTTGAACAGGTAATTCTTTGGTTTCTGTTTCAACCGATACAGCTTTTGGTTGAATACCTACACCTAAGAATTTCTTTACCTTATCAAACTTCTCTGTAAATAAATCTCCAAATCCAAAAAACTCAGCAACAGATTTTAGAATTTTTTCAATTGCCCCTAATCCCCAATCATAGAAATCGGAAACCATTTTTTTATCAATTAAACCAAAGGTAAAGAATTCAACTATGCCTCCAACTCCTGCTTTAAATGCTTCCCATATGGAACCAGTTTCTTTCCATGTGTCAAAAGCGGATGTAAATCCTTCAAATAGTGCCGAGAATATAATTAATGGTAATGCAAGTCGCCCAAGAATCTTCATAAAATTCTTTGGATTAAAAATTGCTTTGAAACCTTTTAATAATTTTTGACCAATAGATACAACCTTACCACCAACTTTGGTTGATTTAAATTTATCAAACATCTTTTTGCCAGTTTTACCAAATAGGCCAGTGCCTTCTTCTTCTTTTTTAACTGGTGTCACTTTTTTAGCAGTTGCTTTTTCTTGCTCAACTGCTAACTTTCTCTCTGCTTCACCTTCTTTTAGAAAATGAGCATCAGCACCTTTTGATGCTTCTCCGCCACGCATTTTAACCATTTTTTGAAGATTTTGTCTAGCGACATTTAAATCTCTAGCGATAAATGGTAAACTAAGAAAACTTCTAGCAATTACTTTAGCTAAAATAACGGATTCAGATGGAGAAGAACTAACTGTTCTATCTATTGTTGGAGATTTACTTGCCATATTACGCAGCTAAAAGTTTTGCAAATTCGGTATCGTAAACATCCACAATTTGTGGAGTTGGCTCTTTACCAGATGAATTACTATTGTTTGTAACTGAAGAATTTGTAGTTTGGTTGCCTGCATCAGCAGCAGATTCCATTCGTTGTTGTTCTGCAATATCAGCCGAAGCTTTGTCCAATTCAGAACCTGTTGTTTTTGGATCTTCATTCATTGGAGATGGAGTTGCATTGGCAGCTGAAGCAGATTTTTCATCAGATTCTACTGAACCACTAGAAGAAGAACCACCAACAGACGGCGCAGATGATTGTGGTTCTATTTTTTTCTCTTTTATTACATTTTCAATCTGTTCTTTAATTGTCTTATCTAATTCAGGACTTCCTGTTGTTCCTTCTTTTGCCATTTTTTGTGGATCAGGCAATGGCATACCAAGAACTTTTGATGCTTGTTCAACGATTAATTTTTCAGCTTCTTTAGCATCTTTAGGTAATTCAAAGCTTGGTGAATATTCATTAGCTGACTGATTACCATATTTTTCTTGTAAATTTTTAGCATCAGCCGAATAAGCACTCATACTACCTGAACCACTCGGAGTTGAAACTGTGCTAGGAACTGGTGCTCCAACCGGTGTAGTTGAACTAGATTTAACATCAGCAACAACTGGTGTGCTTGTTTGTTGTGGTTCTTCACTAGTTGGATTATCTTTAAATGGATACCACGGACCAAGCGAAACTTCTTTATTAATTACTGGTATTTTAAATGCAATTTTAGGGATACCAATGTTGTTGGCAACCCAATCTTTAATTGCTGTAAATGTTTCTGAGATTGATTGTATGATTGGGTCAATAAAACCCTCTACAGCATCAAACATTTTCTTAACACTATCTTCACCAAATAAACCAAATGTTAAGAAATCTACAATACCACCTAGACCTGCAATAATCGCATCTTTAAGAGAACCGGTTTCTTTCCACTTATCAAATGCAGCTGTAATGCCTTGAAATAAAGCAGCAAATATCGTTGCAATTACGAATACTCTACCTAAAACTTTTAACAAATTAACAGGATTAAAAATAGACATAATGCTAGAAAGTAGACCGTTTTTGAAAAATCCAAGAATCGTGTCTAATATGCCACCTTCTTCTTTTTCTGGTTCTTTTTTTTCACCATCTTTAGTTACCGGTTTAGGTGCATATTTTTGTCTATCAACTTCTAATTTTGTTTCAGCTTCGTCAGCATGAAGAAAATAGGTGTCTGCAGCTGTTCTTGCTTCCACTTGGTCTTTTTTACTTTTATCTTTATTATATTCTTTTGCTTCCATCTTAACAAGTTTAACTATGTTTTGACGAAGCACATTCATATCTCTTGCCATTAAATGTAATGACAAGGCATTTTTAGCAATAATTTTTAGAAAGGTATTTAATTCAGAAAAACTTCCAGCGTCACCAGAACTCTCTGGTGTTGCACCTTCTTTTTCACCTTCTTTCTTATCTTTAGACTTATCTCTAAATTTACCACGCAAATAGGCGGAAAGAATATCATCTCCGCCAAATGCACCTTTAATAAATTCTTTTTTGATATTCTTTGGGTCTAACTTCTTTTCAAGTCCTTTTTTAGCATCAGAGAATCCACCAGTTAATGCTTCACCGAAACCGCCACCTTCCTCAAGGCGACTCTTTACACTACCGGCAAAGTCATCGCCATGACCTTCGGTCATTTTCTTTTTTAATGCCTTAGCGTCCTTGTAACCAAGTTCATGTGCTAAGGCTTCGAGGATAGGTTTTTTTGCCATTATCGTTTCGCTTGTTTCTGCATTTTAATGCGTTCTCTTTCTTCTTCAAGGTACTTCATTAGAAGTCCCAAGTAAATATTTCTTTCCCAAGGTAACATATTCTCAAGCTCAGTTAAACTATACTTGTGGTGTTGCATTAAAGCAAAGTTCGTCTGATAGTAGTTACCTAATGTATCATAACGAAAAATTAGACGAAAAAACTTTGGAGACCCTTAATCGTAATATCTTCTTCATATGCACATTTTGGACATTTGAAGTGGACATCTTTTTTGATTTCAGGCATTGTATCAAAGAATTTTTTAATCTTTTCTAAATCTTTTTGTTGTAGGTTATCTACAAATTCTTCCAATTCTTCTTTACTAGAATCTTTGGCATAGTAGATTTGGTCTTTATCATAAATGTAATCAATACAATCAACCAAAATTCTAGTCATAACCTCATCTTCACCAATTGTATCATATTTTTGAATCATCTCAAAAGTAGGATACTTTAGGCAAATACCAAGGTTCTCTGTTAATTGAATCTTGTTGGTATGCTCTGGATTGATTGTTGGTTCAACTTCAAGGATGTTTAATTTAAAGGCAACTGAGCCGTTACACTTAACTTTAACACCTTCTTCGTTATCAACCTCATTGTTACACTTGTATTTTAATTCTACAACTTCTTCTACTGACCTAGCACGCAAGTGCATGAACAAGTATTCCAAATCGAATGTTGGAAGATTGTCAACATCAATCTCATCCAAAATACAATTCTTCAATACCTGACGGATAGTATTGATGGTTTCTTTAGCATCATCTGCCTCAGAAGCCATCAAGAATAATTTTTGTTCCTTCACAAGAAACGGACGATATCTGATAGTTTTACCAGATGATATCAGTTTCACCGTATATGTTGGAATGTCTAACTTCGGTAGCATAATAACCTCGCTTTAATAATTAAAAAGTATTTCTCGTAATCGCCTTACCTAATGGCAATGCTGACACGGCAGCAGTACCAAATAACGCAGTTGCAGCCGCAGCCAAATCATATGAACCTTCATAGATGGTGCGGTATTTTTGATAAGCAAATTGGACTGATAGACGATGAAAACCATCTTCTGACCAACTTAGCTGTTGTGGCGCAATTCCAATTGGAAAAGCATCTATCAATTCAACAGCATGAATCTGTTTAATAAACTCATCATACTGAATAATTTTAATGTTTGTCATATACCGTGATTGAGCACCTTTTGGAAATCTCAAATTATTTGTATCACCTGGATGAATTGATTCCATCCAACGGTCAAATAATTTTCTTTCATAGAACTCATTGGTACATAAGAATGTAAGTGCTGTATCAGCGTATTGTGTCTGATACGGAACTTTAAAAATGGGACCGTAAATTTTAACATCAGCGGTCTGTAATGTTTTACCAGGCAACTCAGCGTTTTCACATTGTAGTGCTAAGTATCTGGACAAAGATGAATTGGATGTCTTTGAATATTCATCTTGTGTGCCTTGACGACCAAAGGCTGAACCAATGGCATCACTCACATCAGTAAATACGGAATTAGGAAAATTCAAAATCTTATTGATGATTGAATTGCCAACAAAACTATTGATGTATGGTGGAATAGGAAGAATGACCTCAAAGCGAGAAGGCTTTGCAAGTCCGTCTTTTGCAGTAATATTCGATAAGAATAGGTTTGGTGAAAACGACATTAGAATTTTTTCCTAGAATCTGTCCATACTTTGTTTTTCGTTGCGCCGTCAAAATACTCATATGGGATTAAGGCGGCAATATCCCACTCATCGGCAGTAATCTCTAAGAATCTGCTCTTGACTTGTTTGTAAAGGTACTTCTTAATACAAGGAAGACCTTCGTAAATTGTGCTGGCATTTTTAAGAACATTATAAGTTAAACGAAGCTTTGTAGTTTCATCATACTTATGGTTGTTCAAAAAATGGCTCAGTTTGTCTAAAAGAATGACACGTTGCTTTGGACTGATATAATGTAAATTCAGTCCTAAAAAACCGTCTTGGTATCGTTCAATTGGTATAACCAATGGGAACCTATCGTAATATGGCAACATATCTTTCGTTTTTGCGTCATAGAAGTAAAAATACATCCGACCCAATATGGACTTATCTTTTAATTTCTCACGGTCTTTCATTAATGCCGTGCGGTTAGGACTCAAGTCTTTAACCTTTGCTTTTAGCCAATCTCTTGCTTCACTAGTTCTGGACTCATGGCCAGATTTTTCTAGTTCTTCCTTGATTCGCTGGATTAAGTAAGCCATACTCTATTTATACTAAAAAAATAAAGCTTAAGATTGCCTTCATTTTGGTAGCGGAACCTACTAAGTATCGGTGTCCGGTTTTAAATTAGATACCTAATTCCTTCTCCGTAACCAAGAGGAACTTCCAACCATGTTCCTGACAGAAGATATCAGCAGCTCTCCACTTCTCTTGGTTGACCGCAAAGGTTGCCATCTCCTGAATCATTCTTCTAGTCTTTTTCTTTTGCGTTGGCATCTTTGTTTGAGCTAACGGTTTTACTTCAATGATATAGGTCATTACCTTTCCATCTTTCAATTTCATCTTTGCAATAAAGTCTGGAAAGTATTTGTGTTTCTTGTTATCAACTGGAGATATGTAAGAAATAGGTAGTTCTTCAGACCCCCACCATACTACACTTGGATGCTCATCCAACCATTTCATTACACGCACTTCCCATGTAGACCGATAGACGATATTTGTAGCATCGCCTTTATATTTTTGTGGGTTTTTTGGTTTAAACCATCCTCGATATGACATAAATAGTATCTAGTTAACCCTTTCCGTGGAAATTATATGGCACTTTTCGGTTTCTCCGATATTTCTTTTGATACAAATGTGATATCAAAAATTGGCCCCCTTGGCAAACTTGCCAGTAGTGAATTTGAAAAAAACACATATCGTTATCCTTTAGATATTGGTAATGCAGATAAAGGCCATTACCTAATGATTTATATTCGCCAACAAGACAGAAGTTCATTTAAAACTGGTACTTTTGCTGGCGGACAAAACGCTTTTGCAGCTGCAGCTAATAATCTACAAAATAAAGCAAAAGTCGAAATTCAAAATGGATTACAAGCTGCACAGAATAAATTAAATACCGCAGTTGGCGGAGACCTTCTTAATAAAGTCAGTTCTGGTAATCTTAGTGGTATCGGTGGTACAATCTCTGGTTATGTCAATCAAGCGTATAATGGTGTTGTTGGCGGAATAAACAATTTATTTGGCCAAACAGGCATCACATTTGGTGGAAATTCTACTTTAACAAAATCAGTTATTGACACCTCAATCAAAAATATTACAAATCAAAGTTTTTTAAAAATTACAAGTTTGACAACAGATGCTATTGCTCTGTATATGCCAGACTCTTTATCCTATACTTATTCACAATCCTATGACCAAATGGAATTAGGTAATGAATTGGGCGGTAAAGTATTAGCTGCAGGCGGTTCTGCGGTTGAAGCTTTCAAATCTGGCGAAGGCACAGGACAATCTTTAGCAAAAGGAGCTGCAAGTGCCGGTAAAAGTGCATATTATGAAGGTGCGGATTTGTTGCGTAAAGGTGCTGGGGGTTTAGTAGGAGAAAATACTGCAAGATTAGGATTTACTGCTGTTACAGGTTCAGTTAGAAATCCAATGCTTGAAATGATTTATAAATCACCAAATTTTAGAACATTCACATTTGACTTTGTATTTTACCCAAGAGATGAAAAAGAAGCTCTTGAAGTTCAACGAATTGTAGAACGGCTGCGTTTTCATCAAGCACCAGAATTAGTAAAAGGTGCTTCTGGATTTTTAATTCCTCCATCAGAGTTTGATATTAAGTTCTATTATGGCGGCACACAAAATCCTAACATTCCACCAATTTCAACTTGTGTATTAGAAACAATTAATGTTGACTATGCACCAAATGGTTTCTCAGCATATGAAGTTCCTAATGAATCACAACCTTCTTTAGGTCGCACAGGTATGCCGGTTGCTATGAAAGTTAGTTTGTCATTTAAAGAAACAACTTACCTTACAAAATCCGATTTCAAATGGAATGAAGGTAATTCACAGGCTAAGAATTAATATGGCAAAATATTTTAATTACTTTCCTAAAACTTTTTATAGTGCCAATAGCCAAACTACTGGTGTAGATAGCGTTACTAATATTATTGCTCGTTTTGGGTTTGAAAATTCATTAAAACAAAATTCCTCTGCTTTTTACAAATATAGTATCCAAGATTCTGATACACCAGAAATTATTGCTCGTAAATATTATGATAACTCTGAAAGACATTGGATTGTATTAATGTTTAATGATATTGTTGACCCACAATACGATTGGCCTTTAAGTGATAGAATTTTGATTAATTATATTGATACAAAATATACAGCTAATGGTTCATCTAATACTACAATACAAACCGGTTTAGCGTGGGCTATGAGTACCAATAATGTTCATTCTTATTATAAAATTGTTACTAGAACATCTTACGATGGCACACAAACGATTGAAAAACTAGAAGTAGATGGCAACACATACGCTAATGTAATTGAAAGCACCAATACACTCAATTTGAATGATGGAACAACTATTACACAAGTAATTTCAAAAGAAACCGAATCATATTATCAATATGAAGTTAATTTGAATGAAGCTAAACGAGATATTAAATTGCTTAAACCTGAATTTGTTTCTTCAGTAGAAAAAGAATTTAAGAAAGTGATTAAGTAATGGAATTTTCTATACAAAAATCAACACAGTTTACCGTAAATGAACTGGTTGTCGTAACTAAATCTGGCAGTATTGATATTACATCCATCTTTGATGAATTGAATATTCACGATTCGATTCTTATGCCTGTAATGAGTGGTAGTGTTTTAATTACTGATGCTATTGGTTTGTCTAGCAAATTATCGTTTGATGGTTCTGAAGCTCTATTGATTGACATATCAAAAGATGAAAATTCTGATGTTGGTAGATTTAAAAAGGCTTTTAGAATTTATAAACAATCAAACAGAAAAGAAAATGGGGGTTCTGAAACCTACATTCTTCATTTTGTTGCCGATGAGTTTATGTATTCAGACCAACAAAAAATTAATCAATCTTTTACTGGAACATATTCAGACATTGTTCAAAAAATTTTAGAAAATTATTTAAAAGTACCACAAAATAATGCAGGTGGTATTTACGAAATTACTTCTGGTATTCGTAATATTACTATACCAAATTTAAGACCATTAGAAGCTATTGAGTGGTGTGCTAAAAGAGCAGTTGATAGCAAACAATCACCAAACTTTATGTTTTTTCAAAATTTAATGGGATATAACTTTGCTTCTTTATCTACTTTATTGACACAAGATGAAGTTATTGATATTAAATATCAACCTAAAAACTTGTCAGGTGTTGGTGCAGTAAATGAACTTAGTAGCGCTCGTGGTTATGAAGTTATAACACAATCAGACAATATTAAAAAGACAAGAGAAGGTGTTAATGCTGGTCAATTTGTTGGTTTTGACCCAATGACTAGAACCGTTGCAAAAAAGAATATTAAATTTAGTGACCATTTTGGTAGTATGGAACACGGCAACGAAACACCAAATATTACCAATATTAAAAATCGTGATGGGTTAAGTAATCAAGAAGCTTTTGATTCTAAAAAAACAGTTAGTATTTTTAGTGCAGCTAAACAACTGAGTTCCTATATCAAACAAAATGACCCACACTCTTTACAGAAACAAGAAAACTATGAAAATTACTTGTTTCAAAGAAAAGCAATTTTAGCAAACTTGATGGAAAAAAGAATTAAGTTTGCAATGCCTGGTAACTTTCAATTAACTTCTGGTTTAAATGTTAATGTGATGTTACCTAATATGGCACAAAAAGAAAACGGTGATGATAATACAGATGATAGTTTAAGTGGTAAATATATTATTATTGCTACTAGACAAATTATTGGATTAGAAAAACACGAAACTATTATTGAAGTTGCTACTACTTCAACGAAAAAAGAATTTGTTGAATCAAGTGATGCTTCTCAAACTGCTGATATTTTAGATTATTGATATGGCTGAAAAAGATAAAGATTTTGCTGGTAAAAACGGATTCACATGGTGGGTTGGTGTCGTAGAAGATAGACAAGACCCACTAAAAATGGGTCGTGTGCGTGTGCGAGCTGTTGGTTGGAATGCTGATAACAAAATGCAATTACCAACAGACCAGTTGCCATGGGCTATGCCTATGTTACCTGTAAATAATACAAACCCATATGCACCAAAAGAAGGTGATATGGTTATTGGATTTTTTACAGATGGAGAAGCTGCACAAGAACCAGTCATCATGGGTGTATTTCCTGGTATCGCATTGAAAGCTGCTAATGCACAAGAAGCATATTCAGACCCACGAACAGGAGACCAATTAGCTTCTGCACCAGTAAAACCAAATGAAAGTGCAACAGGTTATCCAAGGCGAATTGATGAGCCAAGCACATCACGCTTGGCAAGAAATGAAAAAATAGATGATTCAATTGTTTCCTTAAAGAAGGCAAAGAAAGCAGACAAGGTAGAACCAGACCCATATTATGCGGCAACTTACCCATATAATAATGTTTATGAGTCTGAAAGTGGGCACGCTTTGGAGTTTGATGACACGAAGGATTCAGAGAGAGTTCATCTGTATCATCGCTCTGGTTCCTACATCGAATGGGGACCTGCTGGAGACAGAGCGGAACGCATTGAAAAAGATAAGTTCACAGTAGTAATTGGAAACGATTCGGTATATGTTAAGGGTGATGTTACCCTTTATGTTGATGGTAATGTTACCGCAGATATTAAAGGTGATGTTAAGGCAACAGTTGGCGGGCAAGTAGATATGACTGCTGGTGGTACAGTAAACGCTAAGGCTAGTAGTTTTAATTTGACTGGAGATTTAAATGTTACTGGAACAATTAAAGCTACACAAGACATTATTGACGGAACTAGGTCAATAGCAAATGACCGTGCAATTTACAATTCACACAAACATACTGGAGTAAGAGCTGGTTCAGACACATCGGGACCACCAACCGCTACGGAATAATGAATAAATAAGATATGGCAACAATAGACATAGATAGCGCAAGGTCGTTTAAAGATTTGGATTTATCGTTTGAGATTCATCCAATTCGCAAAGACATTAATGTTTTTAAAAACGAATATGCGGTAATCAATTCAGTTAAGAATTTGATTCTGACTAATCATTACGAGCGTCCATTCCAACCAGAAATTGGTAGTAATATTCGCCGTCTTTTGTTTGAACAAGTAGATTCTGTTACGGCTGCACAAATTGAACGAGATATTGTTGAAACAATCAACAACTTTGAACCAAGAGTTAAGGTATCAAAAGTAATAGCTTCAGCAGCACCAGATGAAAATGGATATAAGATATTATTGGAATTTTTTATCATCAATAACCCAAATCCAATTACAATCAATTTCTTTTTAGAGCGGATTAGATAATAAAATGGCAGACCGTTTAAGAGTTACCGAACTTGATTTTGATACAATCAAGTCAAATTTAAAAACCTTTTTAAATCAACAAAAAGAGTTTACCGACTACGACTTTGAAGGTTCAGGCCTTTCTGTTCTGTTGGATATTTTGGCATATAATACACATTATAATGCCTACTATCTTAACATGGTTGCAAATGAAGCATTTATGGATACCGCTATGTTGCGTGATTCTGTTGTTTCACACGCAAAAACTTTAGGTTACACTCCA